TCACAATTCAACGTAGCCATTACCTCTATCATCAAGGTATTTATCTGTCATTCTCATAGATTTGTGGCCAAGTATTTTCTTTGCAAACTCAGCACTTTTTTCTTCTTCATATAATCTTGCAGATAAACTTCTAATTTCATGAAATGTTGGTTTATTCTCTAAATACTCAGGTAGGGCTTCGATAAACTTACCTCTTAATGTTTTTGCTGTGGTATTGCCACAGATTTTATCTGAGCTCCTATTCATGAGATTTAAAACATCTTTAATAGAATAACCAATAGACTCAAGTCTTAATGAGAGTGGTATTGCTACTTTAGAACCTGTTTTTATTTGGGTGACATACAGCCTATCATTTTTTATATCATCCCACTTCATATTGATAATATCGCTAATGCGCTGAGCTGTAAGGACCGCTAGTAGAAACATATGCCTATATTTGTCATTTGTGTGCTCCAAGGCGTATTTAAACTCTTCTAGCGATAACCTTGAGCGCTGAACGCTTGTTTTTGGCGGCTTTGTCACGGAAACGGGATTTTCCTTTATCACACCATCCGCAATGGCTTCATTAAAAGCATCTAGCATAGTGGACCTTAGTAATTTTGCCATTGCCTTTTTAGGGTACTCTGAAATAAATGTGGCTACATCTCTTGGTGTTACATTCTCAATTGGACAGTCATTAAAGTGTAATTTGATTAACTTTATTCTTGATTCGTAATCGTAGAGCGTCTTCTCTTTTAACCCCCGGCTGTTTACCTTCCCCCTATAAGTATCAAGCCACTCATGCAATGTTACACAGTGAACATTATTAATTCTGTCAACTAATGACTCTTTAGGTTTATAAATAGCCAAATTGGCTTGTATGGCTTCGGTTATTGCTAATGATTTGTTTGAGCCAACAGAAAATTCCTTTTTAGTTCTTACATCCCTGTAATAGTAAATCCCTTTACGCAAATACAAGTTAGGCGGTAAACCCTTGTTCTTTGCACTTCTGCTTCTGCCCATTAATTTTCTCCATTAAATATTGCGGTTCCCTTACCATTTTGTCATTTGTTAGAATTGTCCACGGCTCTAACTCATATTCTCTACCAACCTTTTCTGGAGCAGGGTATAACCTACCTTCCTTTATATAGCGAGATAATTGCCGTTGACTTCTAGGGTTAGCGAAATATTTATTATTCCATTCTGATAATGTAATTCGTTTCATTGATTATTCTCCGTATCCTTCATCATTAAAAAAACTTCCATAGCGCCACGGTATGGGTTTTTATTTACTGACATGAAGTCATAATCAAGGCAGTCAGCTGTCCATTTATTAGAATGGTACATTGGTGATAACCCTATTTTATTTTCAATAATAATCGGCATTGCGTCTGATGGGTTATTGCATGGGTCGAAAAAGCGATAACCAAACGAGCCATCAACAAGGAATTGGATAATATCCATTGTTTGTTTAATTACATCGTATTGCGTTTCAGGTAAAACAGATTGAGCTACTAATAAATTAATCTCGAAATCAGATAGTTCGGTGTATTTATTCATTATCATCTCCTAGTATTTCATTAATAGTATTTCTGATGTCAATTAAGTCTTGTTTTGTCACATCCATATTCCAAGATGGAGTATTTAAAATAAAACAATCTTTTGTTGTAGGTTCAATCTCAATACAATCTTTGTAATTTTCCAAGCCAGCATAATATTTATCTTTCATTCCATACCTCTCCACAAACAACTTTAACATTCCTCACTGACATTAAATATTCAGCACGTTTATTGCATTCCGATTGCGTATAAATATCTTCCGTAACAGGCACAGCAGAACCCTGTATTAACATGTGTAATACATATCCGATTATTTGCATGAATTGTTACTCTGAATTTTAGGTATAAAAAACCCTGCACTAGCAGGGTGGGTAATTAATAATAAAGTTCATTTAGTCTAGATGTTATTTCCCTTTCTGTTTCTTTTAGGAAATCTATCAATTCATTTTTATCTTTACAGCTAAAATGTTCATCAGGGATGTCTAGTGAATGCGCATGTGAATACATAACATAGCTATATGTTTTATTAATGAAATTCTCACTTAATGAGTCAATGTCTAAGATAAATATAAATAAATATAAACTCGCATGTATATTATTTCTATCCAAAAAATCATTATTTTTAAGCTTAAGGTTTATGGTGTTAGTAATATTGTACTCATCCTCTAATGGGTCTTTGTATATAATTTTATTTCCACTAACTCCTATTCCATAATATTTATCATCATTCTCAAGAAATGTTAAGACTCTTTTTATTTTAAAATTAAAATCACTAACCTTTTCCCTAATAAAATAAATTAATTTTTCATCTATCTCTTTTTGTTTTCTTTTATCATCATTTTTTTGAGAAAAATAAACCCCGATTGTTATGAGTATACCCAGTGAAGATAGAAGAGCGAAAAAAGCAGATAGAAAAGAAAAAATTATGCTCAACTTATCTTTACCTTGCGCGTCATTGGCAAATATATCAATAACAAAAATACCAAAAACAATTAAAGCTATTGAAGCTGTTAATGCCCAAAAAATAATATTTTTAAACTTTGAAGATAGTTCAATCATTGTGGATACCATTATAAATATAGGAATCATACTCACATCCATGTGACTAATCCACTGTCAAAATGCCTCCTTAACTCACATTCATTTGTTTTAATGCTTCACTAACGGCATTTAATCGTGATTCCATTCTTAGATATTGAGGGTTGGGAATAGAAGGCCAGTCGTTATACCAAGCATTATCACCAAACAAGCTAAGCAACTTACCGCCTAAAAAACTATTGCAACAATCATCTTTAACATCATCTGATAATTCGATTAAATCCCAATATTCCCTTGCTTCGTATTTATCTATTTCATCATCTTTGCGTAGTTTGATAACTTGCTTTTTAGCGTATTTAGCATTTGCATCGTTATCATCATCTATCTCAGAGATTAAATTAGAATCTAATTTGCCTATCCAGTAGTGATTGTTAATCCTATGAATAAACTCAATTAGTGAGCTACCCATCGAGCCCCAAAAGCAAGACCATGAATCACCCCATTCGCTAATTGTGACACGGCCGTTTTTATTATCGCCGTAGTCCTCAAGGTAAACATGAATAGGGTCGTGACGTTCTACACCCGTTATCACTAATTTAGTCACTTGAGATTGTTCAACTTTCATCACTCCACCTTAATCTTCTGTCTTCACATACCAATCAACAAGATTATCAATTGCAGTATTGATATATCCTGATTGCTCTTCTTCGGTTAATTTATCCCATTCGTCCTCAGTAATGCCCAGCCTACATTCAGAGTCAGAGCCAACCTTGTTTGTCCTTGCAACTAAAACCATCTGCTTACTCATGTTCATTCCTCTTATTGCATCCCTGCGAGTTAATTAGTCCAGCTGAATGGCGCCTTCTTCTGGATATTCAGTACAGTAAAATACATGCACACGACCGGTTTCTTTATCTTTACGTGGCTCGATGGTGTATTCAGTCTCATCATTAATATCTAATCCGTGAGGTTCTACTTTTAAGCCGACAAAATCAGCCATAGCCATTATTTGCTTCGTTGTTAATGTAATAGTCATATCTATCTCCTGTTTGCATCCTTGCAAATATTCCCTGAGCTATTTAAATTTACGCTCTATTTCTTCCGCTGCTTTATTTTCGTAATAATCAGCCGTTACGTTTTCTATTAAATCGTCCTGTTCTCTCTCGGATAATTTATTAAAATCTTCTTCTGAAATAGCTATAGTTAGTGTCACCTTTTCATTTGTGCTTAAATTGCGTATTACTAAGTTCATGGCTATATCCTTTGGTTAAACGGGTAGGGATTAGAAGGGTATTTGATCATCCCAATCTTGAGGAGGTTCACTTTGTGGTGTTTGATTACTCGATGCTTGTTTTTGTGCTTGCGGTTGCTGTGGTTGACCCCATCCTTGATTCTGCTGTGTCTTCTGGCTTCCTGCCTGATTACCACCGTTACCGCCTAGCATCTGCATTGTTCCACCGACATTAACTACCACTTCCGTTGTGTATCGGTCTTGTCCGCTTTGGTCTGTCCATTTACGCGTTTGTAATTGACCCTCTATAAAAACCTGACTTCCTTTTCTCAGATATTCACCTGCAATTTCCGCTAATTTTCCGAAGATGCATACTCGATGTCACTCGGTTTTCTCCTTCATCTCACCAGTCTGCTTATCACGCCACGATTCCGATGTAGCTAGTGTGAGGTTTGCTACTGCGCCACCTGATGGCATATAGCGGATTTCAGGGTCTTGCCCCAAGTGACCGATGAGAATACATTTATTCACGCCTTTACTTGCCATCAGTACCTACCTCCTCATATTCTCCTTCAAAAATAGTTGCATTCTCTTGGTCTACATTAGCCTCTGCTTTTTCGTCTAAAATGACCGCTTTCTGCATTTCGATAGAGACTGGCAGATATTTAAATAAGCGACGGATAACGGTTTTCTTCGCCATTTCTTCCCAGTGAGAGACCCAAGGCCCATTTTGACCAGCCTTACTTGATGCTCTGACTTTCTCAATTTGGTTATGCGTCATAACTTCAAACTGGACACCGCCATCTTTCAGCCTTGCGACAGCGTAAACGTGTGTAATTGGTGAGTCCTCATTTTCACCCGGCACGTGCGTTAAGTTTTCATTCAGTCCATACTCAAAGTGGAAACTATCGCCTTGCCTTACCGTTCTGGCTGAAATGCTGATTATTTGATTTGAGCGACGGGCTAGATCAATCATTCCTCGATAACCAATAATTAACTGCACATTTGATTGTCCTGACTTGGATTTTCCATTTCCAAACGGGAGCAGGTATGCATGACCAAGTGCGTTACCCGGCTCCAATCCCAATTGTGAACACTGCACAACAGCTCCGATAAAACTTTGCATATCACAGTTGGCTAATTCTGGTGTTTTTCTGATTTCCGTTGACACTATTCGGATCATTCTATCCGGCGTCATATGACGAGGAAGGGCGGCTGCTAGCTGAGCTTTCATACTTGGTTTATTGATACACTCAACCAACAACTGATCTTTGGTTTTTTCTTTTACCTTTGTACCTTGTGTTTTTTGCAAGTCAGCTTGAGCTAATGGTGGGTTACTCATCCCTTAATTCCTTAGCCCAGTAGGGCAGTGATAATGTGCGTATGCCTGCCCATTCGTCCGTTTTTAGGCATTCTGCATACGTTCTTAAATTTTGTTTGTAGGTTGTCCGACCAATATCTTTTGCTTGTTGGTCTAAATTGAAAACTCTAACGGGGTATCTACCGCAGTCGATAGTCGTGCTTACAACAAGAAAGACAAAGACAGGAGCTTCGCCTGTTAATGATTTATATCCATCTGAATAAAAAGAGTCCTGTACGTGGTAACGATATTCGTACATGGAGCGATCGAATCGCTGAATATCGGCAGAGCTTTTTACATCAATAATCCAGTGGTGCTCTTGAATGAGTTTATCTGGCCTGCAACGACAAAGAATATCCGTATCTTCATCATTCCAATAAATGCTACTTTCAGCTACTCCGTTAGCTTCTAAGCACCATCTTGCGATAGGGTGCGCCATTGCACTATTTCTCATGAGCATTAACTTCCTGTTATCGTCATGAGTAATAGGTGTGATACCTTCCTTTTCACACATTTCGAGAAATTCCTTTTCCTCTTGCTTCCCTGCGTTTGTTCTACGATTTACATCAGGGCCTATCTTGTATCGCTTACTGTATTCATCGGGTTCTAACAAAAGACAATGGATAGCAGTCCCGAAATCCAATGCCTTTATTTTTTCTTCATCAACAGGAGCTTCCTTGCTCCAAATATATTCGGCTGGCATTTCGCTTATTAAATCCAACTGAGATTTACTGATCCCTAATCCATGGTGATAGTCCTCATTTGAAATGTCGTAATAGATACCGGGCTTCATCCTAAAACCTCTTTATCTATCCCGATCTGAATAGCTGTTCTAATTCCGGCTAAAACCGCATCCAGTGCTTGGGGACTAATTTCAAATACAGGATTTAACTTCCTTGCTAAATCCATGCACAGTAGTTCTTCTGGTAGGCTATCCATAACCTCATCAACTGATATTTTCTCTTCCTGAGAATTAACAAACGCTTCTCGTTCCATTTGGCGTTCGCACCAGTCGTTTCTGAGTCCGTAGGTGTTGGTAATCACGCAACCCTCCTTAGCTTAGAAACTCGCAATATCCTGTTAATAAAGACTTCCTTGCCTATCGCATTGATAATCCTTTCAAGCGATTCATCGTCACAATCGAGTACATATTCCATTGCCTCAGCTGAGTCTATTTCCGTCAATTTAGCCAACTCAGTGAAACTTCCTGTCTCAATACTGAGTTTGCTACTTTCGTCAAATTCCATGACTGTTTTGCCGTCTACTACCCGAGTTCCGTTCGAGTAGCTGTATGAAATTTGCATAATCACCTCAACTTACAAATGTCGGTATTACGCCAACGGTTGTTACAATGACCACAGCTAAACTGAATAACCATGGGCTTGTACGTTTATTTTTACGTGCTTGAGGCGTAGTGATACGCACCACCATGCCGTCACGCATAGCGCTGTAATAGTTAGTTTTCATGGTGACCCCGTTAGATGAGAGATAAGGCGGTTATCTGGTGTTGGCGAAGTGAAGGTGTATTAATTTATTTTTAATGATTTGAATTTTATTAGTGTGTTTTTTTATTGAGTAATGTATTTATAATCGCTTTTTCAAATGATGATTTAATTGAATTTTCTCCAACTAAATTATCTGAGAAGTTATTTAGTAATAATTCTAATTCTGGAGTTTCTTCATGAACGTATATTTTTGTTTTTACTTCAACATGTGGTGATTTAATTCCATGTTCTAAAGTTAATTTTACGTTAATAACGACACTGGTTTTTTGTTTCATCATTTTTATTTCCTTTTAATGAATATAATTAATTACGAAATGTCTTGTTTATATATCTAAATATAGGGTGGGTTACTGCTGAACGAGGGATGTCATACTCCCTCCGTTATTAACTAAACACGATGCTAATTATCAAGCTTGAGTTTTTGAATTAAGTTACTCACTGTGGTATCTACTGCTTCCTGATCGATGGTGTCGAATAGCTTGTTGCGTGCTTCTTCCGCTTTATTACAGCCTTCCTCATCATCGTCGTCGTAATCTATCCATAATCCAAAATCGACCTCGAAAAGTTTCTCTGGCCAGCAATATTGCATCCCGATTTTTGACTCATCGGCGTTATGAGCTTTCTTGATTAGAATCTGACGCCCGTGTGACTCAAACTCCTTAAACCATATTTCCATCTCTATCTCCTATCTATTAATCAACTCACCACAGCCCGCAGAATGGACTGTAATTAGTTAACTGTGCCTGCTTTTAACCACATCAGGCGAGGTGGTTCTTACATTCCCCAACATAAGAAATCTGTGTATAATTCAATCACCCCAACATAATTAAAAGGATTGAATTAATGAGTAATAGAGTTATCTCTGATGACAACCCTGTTAAACGAGTTGCTTTTGATATGGCGCTAGCTTTAGCTGCTAAACAGGATTCTATTAAAACCCCTGAGCAACTTATGGCTGAAATTGAATCGCTTTACCCTGAGTGTTTAGAGGTTGCTGAGAAGCAATACAAAAAAGAGACTCCACCTCCGATGGGGGTTTTGCTAAAAAGTACAATCTAAGACTTTAATTTCTCTATCTTTATGTGATGCATTTTTAAAAACTCTTCTAGCGGAACTAATTCCATAATGGTTGTTCCGCAATTTAGAGTTAATTTAGTGATTGGTTTCCCATCTGACCAGGTATCTTCCTTTATTGAAGAAATACTTTCTGTCTTAAAGAAAATTCTTGTTCCATCGTTTCTTAGATATTCATACATTTTTAAGTTAATCATGTTTAATCCTATCTCGCCGTAACCCCGAACTTACTGCTCGGCTGTTTTGTTTTAACTCCTGAATATACTGCTACATTAGGTAAGCAGCAGTTATCAGGTGTGTTTATTTAGGTAATAAAAAACCCCGCGGCTGCGAGGCTTTAGATTGATTGGCGTAAATCACCATTTTTTATTTGGGTTTCTTTGATGAGCATGATTTACAACTCTATTCATAATGTCGTCTTTAGGTGGATTGTATATTTTCTCTTCCCTTTCTTGTTTTGGTAGGGATAGCTTTTTATGTAACTTCAATTCAGAAGTTGTTCTGTAAGCTACCGGACCAACAAGCGGAGGAGGTGGACCGCACAACCCCTTGCGTTCACATTCATTTATATACTCTAGCGCTTTCCTTGCCAGATACTCACCTCTTCTAATATATCGCCTTGCTTTTGAGTTTCTTCCTTTCTCAAGATAGATAATTTTAGTCATATCAAGCCCTCGCCGTCACTTCCCCGCTTGGCATAATAGGCTTGCGTAGACGTAATTTCTTACGATGTTCACTAGGTGTATCCTTTAAACAAATAATTAACTCTGACAATACATCCGTTTCATCGACTGGCTTAATGATTGAATCCCATATTTCCTCAGTAGTGCGACCACGATTCGCTTCTTCTAAAGCTTTGCGAGCCATTAATTCACCTCTAGCGATATAACGACGCATCTTTGAATTTGTCTTACCAGTGCGCGGTAAGTAAGTAATTTGAGCCATAATTTACCCTCGGTTAGTAAGTATTGGTGATGCGGTCATTGGCTATCAGTCTCGAACTGTCTTGTCAGCCTTGCTTGCATCCTCTGCAATAACACTACTTTATTTGCTGGTCACCTTCCTAAGTTAATGATCAACAGCGTTGTTATTACTCGACGGACTCACACCGTCTGACATTGGCTTTGCTTGCATCTGGTTCAGCGTAACCGCATCCCAATACTCACTTGGAGTTTTGAAACTTTCCCACAATGGCGGGAGTTAATTTGTAAAAGAGCGAACATCCTGTTTATCTATGGCTCCTTGCCTTCGATGTGATTAACTATACAAGCATTACTTTATTAAGACAAGTAAAACTTGTGTAAAAACTTGGGTTAATCTTTATTTAAACAATAAATGCTTGTTTTTGTTTGTGTTATTTTTTGTAAAAAATTTAAATTTTTTATTCTGTTGGCAGTTTTTGTGATTTGTGGGCATAAAAAAATCCCTCATTAAAGAGGGAACTGTGATGTGGTAGGTGAGAGGTAGCTAGTTTTTACTTGATGTTATTTCTGCGAAATCCAGTAGTGCTTTCTGGCAATCGTTGGTCATATCAATTAAGGTGCTGTTTTTCTTTTTTGCCTCATTGCTCATGAACTTATCTATAAACTCATCCCCATTTGGCACATTATTTTCTTGCTGAAATTTATATAAAGAAGAGTAAGCGTTGCACTCAGATGCTTTCATGATTGTAGTTATCAATTTGAAGTCATCTTCATTAGTGATATCAATCTTATTAGTAGCATGGGCAGATATTGAAGAAACAGTAATTAGTAATAAAATTATATTTTTCATTTAGTTACTACCTGATAATTAAATAAATTTCTATCCATGAAATTTGTATTTTATAGATTGGCTAACTAAAACTTTGGCATGAATGTAGAGGCTATTGATACTATCTTCTTCTAAATACCAAGTTTCATATCTTGCGTTATCCGATATGACAGCCAGTCTCTTATATTGCTTTTGAAGCCTTTTTATATATAGCTGATTATCTAATACAAAGACATAAATTCCATCACCATCAAAAAAGTTAGTGGTGATATCTACGAATATTTGATCTCTGGGCTCAAATGTTCCAGCCATAGAGTCACCTTTAACAGTGATCATCTTGATTGTGGATGCAGATCTCCCACCAAACAGTCTTTTTGCTTCATCTGCTGAATACTCAATAGCCGTTATTGTCTCAATAAAATCATCAAGAACCATCACACCTGGCCCTGCACTAGCTTGGATATCCAGCATCTCCACCTTGTAGGTATTTTTATCTGAAACTTCAATATCTTGATTTATTTGAATACTACTGACTTTGTTTCTTTCATCAATATCAGTTATTCCGAATAACAACCAATTGGTATCAACTTCAAGTATTTCAGCAATTTTAATAACTCTGTTTTTTCTTGGCTCAGTACTGGTCTCCCACTGCTGTACTGATTGTGGTGACACTCCTACCAACTCAGCTAACTCAGCTTGGGTCATGTTTTTTGCAAGTCTAGCTTGCTTGATTCTTTCGCGCATAGTTTTCATTCGCTCAATATACAAGTTGTGCTTTTATTTTTCCAACAAGTAATACTTGCTTAAATAAAGCGTTTCTTGTATTCTTCTTGTTGTTAATCAGTTAAAGGAATATCTTTATGAATGCATTGGAAACAACAATTAAAAAAGCAGGTGGAATTCCAGCTTTAGCTAAGAAGCTAAAGATTAGCGATCAGGCCATTAGACAATGGGAGCAAAAAGGTCGCATTCCTCCTGCAAGATACGCTCAAATCAACGAACTATTCGGAATACCATTTGAGCATTTAGTAAAAGATAAAAATTAGTTTCACCCGCTCTTTTCACAATTTAGGTTCCGCCATTGTGGAACATATCAACAATCCGCTCATATGGAATGAGCCACGGATCATTATTGTCCCTTAGTTAACTCATAAGGACTTTAAACAATGGAATGCGCAAATACACGCAAACAATTCAATCAATTTATCTCTAACCACCTAATAGCTTCAGCATTACAAGCATTGAGAAATAAAACTCAGTCTGCCGTGGCTAGAACGTTAGGTGTTCATGATTCAACTATCCTACGTCGAACTGAAAAATATCCTGAAATATGCGAAACGCTTGTCGCATCGGGAATTATTGATTTTGTGATGGAAGGAGAACGAAAAATCTCAGAAGAAGAGTACCGATTTTTGTGGAAACAAATGGGTGAACTTTCTCAAATGAAAATAAAAGAAAACGCCTCGATTGCGGCAACAAACGAGGCGTGTTGTTCAATGGAATTCACCATTTAACGTACAAATATACTGTATCAATATCCAGTTTTTATCACAAGGGGAAACTTCAGTTTCCTTTTTTTGATACAGCTTTGGAATGGAGAAATTATACCATGAGACAAAGAATAAATCATGAATTTAATGGCTGTGATGAGCATAAAAACATCATGAGAAATAGGCTATTACAAGAAATAACCCCACTGGGTTGTCAGCGTTTAAAGGAAGCATTGAAAGACGCAAAATTAAGGAAAGCACATCGGGATAAGTTATTAGGAGAGCGAAAATGAGTATGCTTCTAATGGCAAAAGCCATGCAATTACAGGTGGGGAGTACAGCACAAAAAATGGTGCTACTGAAACTTGCTGATAATGCCAATGATAAAGGTGAGTGCTTTCCTTCTTATGAGACTATTGCACGTCATTGCGAAATTAGCCGTCAAAGTGCGATAAACCACATTAAAAGTTTATGTAAAAAAGGGTTTGTTCGTAAAGTTACGCGAAAAACTGATAAGGTGCATACTTCCAATTTATATATTCTGGATTTGGAGGCTAAATCTCTTGATGACGGTAGTCAAAATACAGTACCACCTAGTCAAAATTCTGTACCAGAGGTAGTCAAAGAATTTGACCACGGTAGTCAAACGGTTGGACTAGGGGGTAGTCAAAAATTTTTACCCAGAACCAGTCAGTCTTTTAACCAGTCAATTAACCTTAAAAAACTATCGTCTGACGACTCGAAACCTGCAAAGCAGATTTCAATTAATCGACAAGCTAAAATTCCTTATCAGGAAATCATGCAAGCCTTCAACGAATCGGTAGGGGATAGATTACCCAATGCCGAATCACTGAATGACAAACGCAAACGAGCAATATCCAAATTCCTGAAAGAGCTCAAAGAACCCACAGTTGAATCAGCTAAAAATTATTTTGATTATTTTATGGAAACGGCGAGTGCTTGGTATTTTGGCGAAAATAATCGGGGTTGGCGAGCGAATTTTGATTATTTACTCAGACCTGAAACGGTACTCAAAACAAGGGAAGGAGCACTGTGATGAACCAAGTTCCGAATAATTTAATGGCGGAACAAAATGTTATTGGAGGACTACTGCTTGACCCGCAAAGTGATAATGCGCAATCAATTTTTTCACTGCTAAAACCTGAAGATTTTTATGCCCGACACCATCAAATTATTTATCTCACCCTGCGAGAAATGTATACCCAACGTATGCCAATAGACATCATGACGGTGACGGATTGTCTGGAGTCAAAAGGCCGAATTAATCAATCAGGTGGTTTTGCCTATCTTGCTGAGATGGCAAGAGAAACACCGAGTATTGCTAACATTATGGCTTATGCGAAAAAAATCCGAGAGTGTTCCGCACAGCGTTTTGTTATCGAAAAGACGGTTGAAATTCAAAAGCTCATGATGGCGCCAAGTGAGTTAGGTTTTACAGATAAAATTGAACAAGCACAACGCTTGCTTGATGAAGCTACTTCGTTTGGAAAAATGGGGAGAAAAACAGGGTTACGCCGAATTGATGATGTGCTGGATGATGTTTTTACCGACATTTGTGATCGACAAGATAACCCAGAGAAACATCGAGGATTAAAAACGGGATTTAAAGATTTTGACCGTCTATTAAGCCCGAAACAGATTGTCATAGGCTCACTGTTCGTGATTGGTGCTCGTCCAAAGATGGGAAAAACAACCGTTCTCACTGAAATGGCAAAAAATGTCTCACAACAAGGTAAGCCTGTATTACTGTTCAGCATGGAAATGACGGATAAACAGCTTGTTGAACGGACACTAGCCCAACAAACCCAGATTAATTCAGATAAATTTTACCAAAAGTTAGAAGAGCATGAATGGGATAGGCTTTGCAATGCCATCGGTCGCCTTAAAGATGAGCCCAATATTTGGGTGGATGATACACCAGGTATGTCCTTACAGCATATTCGCTCTGAAAGTCGGAAAATTAAACGCAAAGTCGGTGATATTGGGTTCATTGGTGTCGATTACCTCACGCTGATGCAAGCGGGAAAAGCTGACCGTAATGACATTGCCTATGGTGAAATCACTAAGGGGCTAAAAATATTAGCAAAAGAGCTCAATACGGTGGTTGTGTTGCTTGTACAACTGAATCGAGGATTGGAAAACAGAGCTGATAAACGCCCCGTACCAAGTGATTCAAGAGACACAGGACAAATCGAGCAAGATTGTGATTATTGGTTAGGCATTTATCGTGATGCGGTGTACCACGATAATGCAGATGAAACGCTGACCGAGATGATTTTAAGGCTCAATCGGCACGGTAAAACAGGCACGGTGTATGTTGACCAACAAGGATTGAGTATTACACCAGTTGATCAATATATGGCTGCTTATCGCGCTCAACCGAAACGAGAGCCTAAAAGGTATTGTGAAAAATCGTTTTAACTCATGAAAGTAAAAAGGAGACCTCGTGACAGATGATATCTGTCTCCATAAATCCAATCTCAACAGTATTTTCAAAGTGCTCTCCGAAATCGTGACAACAGGTAAACGCTATCGCATCAAAATCACCGAGTGGCGTGATTTAAGAACCATACCCATGAATAAAACATGGCGTATGTGGATGGAAACCACAGGCGAGTGGTTACGTGCACGTGGCGTTGTTATCGATATTAAAAATGGTGTCGGTGAAATCGTTTTATCAAAGCCCATTACTAATGAGGAAACGCATGAATATTTCGTTGGACACTGGTTAGGGCGCAATGAAAACGGTGAGCGTGAAGAAACCAGCAAGATGGATAAAGCAAGGATGCTTTACATGATGGAGAAACATGAACAATGGTGCATTGAGAAGGGAATTCCGATCATCATTCCTCGTAACTCTGAATATATGAGTTTGAAAAGAAAGCAAGAAGAATAGGAAATAGTGATGATTATTTCAGTTAATAACATGATCGTTTTTATTTTAAAGTGATAAAAAATAGTAATCAGGAGGCTCATGATGAATTTACGCAATGAGGCAAAAGGGCGTGAATGTCAGATTAGAATACCTTCAGTTTGTAATGGTAACTCTGAAACGGTTGTTTTAGCCCATTACAGAATGTCAGGTCTTTGTGGCGCCGGAATAAAATCGCATGACTTATTTGGCGCTTGGGCTTGTAGTGCATGTCACGATGAAGTTGATAGACGAACACGATTTACGGATATGGAGTATGCAAAACAATGTCATCTAGAAGGTGTTTTGAGAACGCAAGCCATATTGATCCAAGAAGGGAAGTTGAACGTGTGAAGGTCTTTAATATCGAACCAGTACCTAAACCAAGGATGACTCAGGCTGATAAATGGAAAAAACGTCCCCCAGTTTTAAAGTATTTTGCGTTTAAGGACGAAGTAAAGTTAAACAAAATCACCCTACCTGAATCACATTACCACATTACATTCATTCTACCCATGCCGAAGAGTTGGAGTAAAACTAAACGCTCCGAAATGAACGGTAAACCCCATCAACAAAAACCGGATAAAGATAATCTCGAAAAAGCATTACTTGATGCTATTTTTGACGATGATTCACGTGTATGGGATGGGCGGGTAACAAAAGTGTGGGGAAAAAGGGGGCAGATAATTATCCAAGAGGTGCGATAGTGAATATTGAGTGGATACGCGAGCGAGTAAGTACAGCGTTGATGAATGTTTGTATTATAGAAAATGGGCCGTTAAGTGCCATGGAGGAACAAGCAATACTTGTAACCGATAGGTTTAAAAGAAACCCAATACGCTATGCGGGTGAAAGAAAGTCTCGATACAGACTCCCCTCACATCCACTCAAAATTAAGCAAAAACATGCCAAAGGAAAATCAAAACCATTAATTAATGAAGTTACTTATCGCACTTCATCATGGCGCAGAGGTATTCATCAATTGCCTAACGAAATGCGCTTATGGTTACTCTATTGCTATGGTGATTATCAATATTATCGTGAGCAAATACTCATTGTTCCCTATATTTGGCATGAGTTTCAGCGATTAAATAGTAAAAAAAGGATAACGAAAAAAGTTAAGCAACGACTTCAATCTCTTACCTTACTAGCCATTCAGGCGGTAAAAGCAGAAATTAATCAAACAGCAAAAAAATATACGGATGTTAAGCTTGCTGAATTGTTGGGCGTCAGTGCTGATGCTTGGCGAAAGAGCTATAAACTGTATTGGATTTGTTTATTAGATTGTTGCTATCAATTAGATAGAGATTCGCTATTCAAAATTAGCGCTTTAAGCTGA